AATACAAAAGAAAATTGGTAGGCCAAGCAAATTTACCAAAGACCGAAAAGAAAGAATCATAAAAGCGATTCAAGCTGGCTGCACTTATGAGATGGCTGCAGATTATGCTGGTGTGAGTCGCAAAACTTTATGGACTTGGATCCAAAAGGCAGAACAAGAAACCGACAAGAATTATGAAACGTTTCTTCACGATCTAAAAAAAGCAGAAATCGATGGGGCAATAACACATCTTGGAAACATCCAACAAGCAAGTGTGAAAGATTGGAAAGCGAGTGCGTGGATGCTAGAGCGTAGACACGGATACAACAAAGACCGTGTGCACAAGACACAGGATGAAACTGTAGAACATTTGCCGAAAGACACACTGGAGATATTGCGACAACAAGCGAACGATTTGAAGCGTGGAATGACAAAAGCAGAACAATCGGAATCTTGGCAAGCGTATGCAGCATTGCAAAGACAATTGCTGCAAGTGATCCAACAAATCAAACAAATCGAAGCAGAGCAAGGCATGCAAAGCGAAATGGATGGCTTGACAGATGATCAACTTGTACAAGAGATAACAAATGCAATCATTTCGCTACCTCCAATCTTGCGACAACGATTGGAAAATGATATATCGAATATAACCAATGTAATTGCATTCAAGCAAAAAACAGTGAACGCACAAGAGGAATACAGCGAGGAATCCGATGATTGATGAAACCTATCCAACACCACAACAGAAAGCGATCCAACTATTGACAATCAAAGTTTGGTCGGAATCCCAATATCGTGAACTGATCAATACCATCAAAAGTATTTTGCGTGGAGAGGATCCGGAAAACCTCCGTGAAAAGTTATATCCTGGCAAGACAAATGAATGGTTTGCAATGTTGCTATTTGAATGTGGGGAAAAACAATGACAATCACAGCTGCACAACTTATTTTGTTGGGTGTATGTGGTGGAACACTTGGCACCAGTGCACTATTCATTTGGCTTGGCACCAAAGAAGATCCAACACAACAAATACTTGATAAGCAAACCGAAACCATCCAACAGATTGCAACATTACAAACCAAAGTGGATGCAGAAAAGATACAAATTCAAAAGAACTTGACCAATCAAGACTTGTTGGAAATACCTTGCAGTGCATCTTGGATGGAATCCAATAGCGATTTGCTTTGTCGTGAAATGTTCTGCAGAATGCAAACAAGGGAAGGTGCTGCAGCATCCCAAGATGAATGTGAACAGATTGCAAACGTGGCCAATTCCATCACCATCATGAAAGAGTGCAAGAAACTAGATCTTGAACAAGATAAATGTGCATCGATTGTATATCGGAGAAAATAATGAACTTTGGGGAATGGATTCGATACACACTAACCAAGCACAAGAAAAGCATGGCATGGATGGCAACCGAAATACAGGCAAGCCAATCCCTATTGACTAGATGGAGACAAGGATCGATTCCAAGAACCGAATATTTTTTGCGTGTGTGCATCGTGATTGCAAGGTTGGAAAAGAAACCATTGCAAGATATTGTTGTGCAAGGCTCCAAAACCATGGGGATCATTATCCATGTCGATTAGAGATGCTGCACAGACAATGCGAGTGCTCAAGGATCGTGCGATTAGCAATCCACTAGACTACTATTGTCCTACACCTCCACAGGAAACGTGGCTGAAGGATGATAGCAAGATCAAATTGTTCTTGGGTGGCAATCAGGTTGGGAAAACCACCACTGGATGCGTAGAACTCTTGCATCGATGCTTGGGAACACATCCATATTTGCGAACCGATCCACCACCAATCAGTGCATATTTGATCACACACTCACATCAACAATCGGTGACAATCCAAGAAAAACTGTACAATATGTGCCCAAAAGGTTCACTGCATCCAGACTGTGAATTTGTGGCCGGCAAGGGATTTCGTGGAATACATCCAATCGTGCGATTCAACAATGGCAGTATTATCTATATCAAAACAGCCAATCAAGGATTGGGATTGGCTTCCTTCACTGCATCATTCGTGCACGTTGATGAACCCGTATCCCAAGAAGTATGGGGAGAGATCGCAGCACGGACATTGCGAGGTGGTGCCGGTGGAAAAAGTGGAACCATTGCAATCACGATGACACCAGTTGGACAAGATGTGCGATACATGCAAAAACTTGTTGAAGATGGAATAATCTCTTGCACCAAAGCACCATTGACAGTGGAAGCCACAACACCCAAGTATTGCAAGCCAACACTGACACAAGAAACAATCGATAGAATATCCAACACATATTTGCCAATCGATAGGGCTGCAAGATTGAATGGTGATTGGGTGGTTGGTGTTCCAGAAGGAAGGGTATTCGACTGTTTTAGCGAGTCGATGATATCATCATATCCACCACCACCGGCAAACTATGAAATGGCAGTGGGTATCGATCACGGTTCACAACCCAACACACAAATTGCAATCTTGGCTGCAATCAATATGCGTGACCCACAAAATCCGTGGGTGTATGTATTAGATGAATACATAAGTGGAGCAGCACCACCAGAAGCACACGCACGTGCAGTGCTTGAAATGCTGAATCGAAACGGTGTACAACCAGCACAATGTGTGTGGACAGGTGACAACGTGCATCGTGGTGATGCCAATGGTACAGGGAAAATGAGTAACTCATTGTTGATGCGTGCATTTGAAAGTATTTTGCGAATGCCACAATTGCCATTCCGAATCCGAACTATCAAAAAGCCAAGATATAGTGTATACTATGGGAGTGCAATGATACACTCCGTGATGGCCAGAAATCAATTTTTCATCCATCCCAAATGTTCACGCACAATACAATCGATACAGAGATGGACAATGAAGCAAACACAGAGTGAAAGATCACGTGATGAATGGGGCCACGCTGTTGATGCGTTGCGTTATGCCATCACTCCTGTTATAGAGAGTACAAGATTTACCACACCACAAATAACTAACTTGAGGATATACTAACATGTATGATACAAAGCCGATGAAGCCACTGGCAATGACACCATCAGAACAAGCAAGATGGGAACATTCTGGACTACGAAAAAGAATGATATTGGGTGCTTGGGAAAATGATCTTGAAGAAGAATTGGGCAGACACTTGCCACCAGATAGAAGGGAAGCATGGGGGCCAAGTGATCTATCTAGTAATCCATTTGAACAGATTACAAGACAACTATCGGTGTTGTACCATGAAACACCCACTGTAACCAATATGAATGGTGATGTGGATGTGCTTGTTGGTCGTGAAGGTTTGGTTACCAAAGCTGGATTGTGGCAGCTGATGCAACGCACTCAACAAATGGTGATTGGAATGCGTGAAGCATTTGTACGCATCGATGTGCATCCCAACCAAAATATGCCACGTGTATCCGGTATACAATATCGATTGGTTACATCCGATTTGGTATATGCAGAAGCACACCAAGATCAACCGGATGTTCCTGTGTACTATCAAGAATATCGATTGCGTAAGAATGCCAAAGGTGGATCGGTATGGGTGATTGATGTATTGGATATTCGTGACATGGAAAATCCATCGATGGCAATGTATGAAATCAATCAAGATGGTACAGTTGGTGCCGATGTATCAATGGATTACATGGGTGTGCCGGCCTTGGTTGGTGCTGCATATCCATATCGTGACAAAGATGGTGTTCCATTCTTACCGGTGGTACAATACCATGCAGAGAAAACCGGGCATCTTTGGGATGCGTGGACAGGTTCACAAATGGTGTATGGATCTCTTACATCTGCAGTATTGTACAGTATGTGGACACACTTGGTGAAATCTGCATCTTGGTCGCAAAAGTATATTGCCGGTCTTACTGTTGCCGGGATGAATGCAACCTCTCCAGGAGAGATTGCACGAAGGGCATCTGTTTCCACTGATCCATCATCGATATTGGTATTCCAAGCAGATCCAGATGCAACAGGACAAGCATTGGTTGGCCAATTTGGTATTGCAACTGACCCGGCTGATTTGCTTGAATCGATCACCAAATATGAAATGCGTGTTGCATTGAGTGCTGGACTATCTCCAAGTGATATATCAAGACAAAGTGGAGATGCACGCAGTGGATATGCTTTGGCTGTTTCCAAGAGTGGCCAAAGAGAAGCCCAAAAGAAATTTGCACCCACATTCAGAATGGGCGATGAAGAACTATTGGCCAAAACTGCAATGCTATCCAATCGATTCTTGGGCACCAATATTGCAGAAGATGGATATCGTGTCAGTTATCACAGCATGCCACTAACACCGGAAGAAATGCGTGCACAACGTGAAGATATCATTGCCAAAATGAATGCCGGCTTGATCTCTCCTGTTACTGCAGTGATGATGATGTATGATGATATGGATGCCAAAGAAGCACGTGAATATCTATTGCAGATTCGTAGAGAAAGAGCCGAGTTCCTATGAAACCCATGATATGCCAACAGTGTTGTGATCCGATGGATCACACCAAAGCAAAGGTTGAATGGCTTTCCACTTTCTATGAATGTTCATTGGTGGAAACCATTCGTGTTGTGCATCCAGAATGTGTATATGCTATGACACGTTCACGCACAATGGAATTGCTGAATCTTTGTGATCATTGGCTTCCCTTTTGGCAATTGGAAACCTATTTGGAAATTGCAAAAGAAAAGAAATGGGATAATAAAGATTTGGCAATGATTTTTTTCAAAGATTATATACAACATAAATATCAACGACAAAGTGAGGTACACAATGAAGACACTAAACCATGAAGGTGAAGAATACGTATTGAAAAGCGATATTGAAAATGCATTCAAAGAACGTATACAAAAATTATCATCCAGAGCAATTGCAGCTGAAGACCAATTGAAAACACTCCAAGATCAAATCGATACCCAAAGTGGAGAATTGGCCAAGGTGGAAAAGTTGAATGCACAATTGATGGATATGCAAACACAATTGGACAATGCCAACAACCGATACAGCAGACACACTGCAATGGCAGAAGCCGGATTCACAGATAGCGATATTCGTGATTTGGTAGAATGGCAATACGAAAAAGCAATGCAGAACAAGGCCAAGAAAGACCAAGTACCATTACAAGATTGGATCAAAGAAATCAAGACCAATCCAGATATGGCACCAATGGCATTGCGACCACACATCAAAACAGATGCTGTGACAACAGAAGCAATTCCACAAACCACAACACCAGTGGCCACAACAGAGATGCCAAAAGAACAACCGGTTATATTGCCACCCAAAACCAATGCTGGAGCACAACAAGCACCAGTGCAATCAACTGATATGTTGAAACGTGGAACAGAAGATTTTGAATTCTACAAAGCCAACCGTGATGCAATCAAAAAAGCATGGAGCCAACGATGAGTGAAAATTATAAAAGTGAAAATACCTTTCCGGTGATCAAGAATTTCAATGCAACACCATCATGGCTTGAAATCTTATTGCCAAGCAAATGCAAGCATGTGACAATCGGAAGCGATGAAAGTGCATTGTATGTTTCTTTCTATGGGGTTGATGGTGTACCAATAAACAGTGAACCACGATTCTTTATTGCCAAAGATGGATATATTTCTTTGAACCTGGGCAGAGGAACAAACCAACAAACAAAAATCTATGTAGCCACCAAAGCAAGTTCACTAGGGAAAGTGACATTGGTTATGGAAGAATAGCAAAAAACAAACAGAGGTACAAATGCAAGCAATCTATTTTCCGAGTACGGCAAATCAGCCGACAAGTTATGAATTTACTAACAGCGTACAAGTAACTGTGACCCACAACAAAGGATATTTTCCAAGTGTGCAAGTGTATATCAACAACACATTAGTTATGGCAGATGTAACACACATCGATGGAAATACTTTTGTTGTGACTTTCGTAAATGCAAAGACAGGTACGATATTAGTACGTTAGAATATGCTGATCGTTTTGATCACTTTACAACCAAAATCTAAATGGAGAAACCATGCAATTTTTAAGCTCAACAAATGTATTCGAAGGTGCAGTACAATTGAACCAAGCACCATCCCAAGATTCACACGCAATTACTCGTGGATTCTTGAAAGCCAACTCTGTTGTGGGCATTGCTGCTGACAGTGCAAACTATGCAGAACTTGTTACCGAATCCGGTGAACTCAAATTGAAATTGAAACCACTTACCATCACTGATGTATCTGTTGATACTGTAGCTGCATCTTTGTCTGCTTGGGTTAGTGCAAACTACACAAACGGTGATGAAAAGCAAGAAGGTGATATCATCATCTTGACAGCAGTGTCCGGTCGTGCTCAAACTTGGATCCACAATGGTGGTTCTGCTGCTGATGTTACTGACTTTACAGAGATCGAGGGACAATCTGTATCTGATGCAGAGGTTCGTGCAGCTCTTTCAGCTTCTGCTGGTGTAAACTACAATTCTGCAACCGGTGAAATCACTGCTGATCAAGCCGAAATCAAAGGTTTCTTTGGTGCTGGATATGGTTTGGCCTATGATGGTGCCAACGGTGTATTCTCTCTTGATGTAGATAGCGATGGAATCAGCGAAGGCGTTAGCAATCTTTATTTCACAGAAGCACGTGCACAAGCTGCTATCTCTGTTGGTTTGGGATTGTCTTATGTTGGTGGACAAATCGATCTTGATGCTTCTACTGATGATATCACTGAAGGAACAAATTTGTTCTTTACAAATGCACGTGCACAAGCTGCTATCAGTGTAACCGGCACCGGATTATCTTACAGTGGTGGTGTATTGGATTTGGTTGCTTCTACTGATGATATCAGCGAAGGAACAAAATTATATTTCACGCAAGCACGTGCAAGACAATCTGTACAAGCAGATCCAGCAAATGGCAACTTGTTGAAATACTACAATGCATCTGGTGATATCGCTGTAATGAAATCAGATGTATTTGCTGCTTTCAGTGCTGGTACCGGGATGTCTTTCAGCAATGGTCAATTTTCTTTCATTGGTACAACATCTATTGTATCAGAAGGAACAAATTTGTATTTCACTCAAGCACGTGCAAGACAATCTGTGCAAGCAGATCCAGCAGCCGGAAACTTGTTGACATTCAATCAATCGACCGGTGATATGCTTGTTCCACTGAGCAAATTCAGAAAATCTTTTGTACCTCAAAGCTTGACTGCAAATACCTGGGCAACACTGCAACACAACCTCAACATCAAACATGTACACGTATCTGCATATGATGTATCTGGTAACTTGGTGCAATTGGATGTTCAACTTGTGGACAACAACAATCTCAAAGTGAAATCCACTATCAACGTGACAAATGCCGAGATCGTGATCAGCATCTAATAAAGTTTTCAAAAGTTGTACCTCGCTTTTGGGCCCCACACTGATAAGGTGGGGCTTTTTTTTTGGTGTTTGCAATGTTGCAAAATATAGTGTATATTATACTTGTGGAGGGTCGCAACCGTATATAGCAGAGAACCACAATCATCAACAATAACTTTCTTTTTTATATAGGGGGCCACATGGCTATATCTCAATACAATCTTTCTTCTCCAAATGAAGACTTGCGTTTAAGCAAAATGATTTCTCAAGAAATCAAACTTTTATTAACTGATTCAACAAACTTGAAAAACTCTCCTTTCATGGATTTCGTTGGTTCTATCAATGGCATGGGTTCTGATACCATTCGTGTTCGTAAAGCTGGACTTGATGGATATGATTCTTGGAGTGCTTTCACAGGTGGTACCGAAGAATCTGCAGTTTCTGATACCTCTCTTACAGATGCACATGCTGATGTAGTGGTAAAAAGAAATTCTTTGTCTTATTCAATCACTGACTTGGCAAGCATGACAGGTTTGAACGGTGGTGATCTTGATCCATTCCGTATCGCTGATTCAATCGCAAAGTCTTATGATTCTTTGTTCGCAAAGATGACAGGTGCTGTGGTTGCCGGTTTCAGTGCTTCTGCTGGTGTTTCTGCTGCTGCTTTGACTGTTGATGCTTTCTTGGCTGCTATCAACACATTGGAAGCTGCTGGCAGTGGAAAAGGTGCCCCCGGCCCTTATGTTGCTGTATTGCATCCAAAACAATGGGCAGACTTGCAAGATGATATTCTTGGCTTGACTGCTGGTGTATTGCAATTCGTTCAAGCATCTTACGAAGCAATCAGTGCAAAAGGTTCACACTACAAAGGCAATTTCATGGGTGTTGAAATCTACACATCTTCTTTCATCACCAATGATGGAACAGATCACCAAGGTGCTTTATGGGCTCCAGGTGCAATCGGTTTCGCTACTGGTATGCCAACTGCAATCGGTGCTTCTCAATCTCAAGAAATGGGTGAAGTATTGGTTGAGATGGATCGTGATGCAAGCAAAGCAATCACCAAAGTGGTTGGTCACGCATACTTGGGTATGTCTGTAATCGATCAAGATCGTGGATGCTTGTTGATATCTGCTATCTAATAGGTTATATCTGTGGGAGTGGGTTGCGAAATCCACTCCTATCTTTTCACACACTGCATAGAGGTACACATGCAACAATTTTCTCCACAGGCTTGGCAACCAATCCAACAAACACAATCCAATCTATTGCCAACCCAACCCAACCATCCATTCTATTACAAATGGCATCCCACCCACTGGCAATTTGTATATCGTGATGTAATTGTTTCCAAAAAGAAAAGTGAAGAAACAGTAACAATGCGAAAGGGTTATTTTTTACCACACATCAGGATGGAACGTATTGTTCCTGGTGTGAATGGTGTTCATCAAATCAATGGTGAACTTGGCAATCCATCATCACGCATCGGTTCTTTGCAACAGCAAGGATGGGTGTATTTGGATCCCCAAAGATATGACTATATGCATGTGTATCAATGCAGAGGTGGGAAATATCACACACCCAAGTTCAATGGCATCAAAGTGATTGCCGGCAAACTGATTGAAAAGTTCGACAAAACATCATTTGAAAACTGGTGTGTATCATTATTGCAAGGTGGTATTCTTGGCCAACCGGAACCACATTTTTGGAACTTGATTGTGCATCAAAAAGAAAATTCACGCACGATTGATGTACTTGCGAAAATGCAACATATACCAGAAAAGAAAGCAGAGTTGGATATAATATATCAAACAGTAAAGGACATGAAATCATTCATTGCAGATTTCGAAAAGAATGGCATGTCAGTATATGAGGATATCAAGTAATGACAACAGCAACACCATACGCACCACAGATCAAGATACCAGAACTATTGGAACGTGGCAAAAGCCAAGTATCCACATTGCCTGTGTATCGTGATGGTATTTTGCAAGCTCCAACTGCTGTGAAATACACACTCATTGCACCCAACGGTGTGAAATTGGTGGATGGTGCTGTTGGTACATATCCTGGAAACGTTCCAACATATACACACGGTTCAAGTATTTTGAACTCCACACTTGCACTTGGTGAAGGCTATTTGCAAGAATGGGAAATCTCATTTGTTTCCGGTGTATATGTATTCCGTAGAAATGCAGCACTTGTATTGCGTAGGTTATACCCTGTTGTCAGTGATATGGATCTCACTGCAACATACAGCCAACTTGCAGAGCTGCGACCAAGCAGCCTTTCAAGTTATCAACAGTACATTGATGAAGCGTGGTACACGATGATCCAAAGAATGCGACAAGAAGGTGCATTGGAATATCTCGTTATGTCACCTGAAGCATTCAGGCCGGCACATCAAAATCTTGCATTGTATTACATCTTTCGTGATTTCCATTCATCACTTGGCCAAAGCAATGGCAGATACTTGGATCTCGCAAATGAGCATCACAAACAATACCAAAGCGAATGGAAGATAATCAATTTCATCTATGATCAAGACCACAATGGCACCGGTGGTGGTGATCGTGTTGCAAAGAATCCTGTGATATATCTCACGAATCCACCAACATACAACCGGATGCGTAGAAAATGAACGTTGCACAAGTAAGACAAGCAATATCTGCAAAGGTTGCCACGATACCAGGATACAAAGAATCCAAGCACACACCGGATTTCTTTGGTCGTACCCAAGACACGATTGCACATCGTGCGTACACTGTATCGATGGGATCTAGCACAGGAATGGAAGAAAGACAACGTAGGGATGTGGGTGTGTATCTTTCCACATCTGTGGAGGTGATATTTTCATATCGCTTGCGACCGTTGGATATCTATCCAACCGACTATGATTTGGCACTTACTGATGAAGCAGCAATTATTTCTGCTATACTAGAAGCATATTCATCGAAAGAATTTACGATTCGATATGTATCATCAGATCGACAAGTGACAGATTCCCAAGAATATATTATAATAACCCTAACATTCACAACCCTACACACAATCTAATTGGAGGCCACATGGCATTTTCAAACATTCCCAAGACAAAACGTGATGGTGTCATAACCCTATTGGATGGCACTGGAACACCAGTAACACTTGATATTGCATTCGAAGATGGAAACTTTTCATTTTCACAACCACAAACCTATTCAGAACTAGTGGTGATGGACCGTGGAAACTTTGCAGCTGTACGCAAGCAAGATCAACAAGCAATCACAGGTTCTTTTGCATTCCATTTCCGTGAATTTACAAATGGCAGTACTGCAGGTTCTGTGAAAGATTTCATCAACAAGCAAGGTTTCTACAGTGCAAATATCTCTACAGGCTTGGCCGGAGTTCCTTACGTAGAACACCATTGTGTTGATATAAAGTATGTTGCAGAAGGCACAGACTTTGGCGATGGAGCAGATCACACTGTAACATTGAGCAAATGCGTGTGTGCTTTGGATTTCAGCGAAGGTGATCCATCATCATTCACGTTGAATTTCACTTGCTACGGTGGTGCAGTATACACTGGCCCTGTATAATCTTTTTTTGTTAGTCATATTATTCCTTTGGTAAGTGGGGAGAAATCCCCACTTATTTTTCAAAATGTAGAGGTACACAATGAAAATCAATCTAAAAAAACTTGGTGAACACGAAATCATTCTTCCAAAGTCTGTTGCAGTATCTTTGGACTTTGTCAGCATTTGGGGCAGTGATTTGAACCGTGCACAACTTGGCAGACTTTGTGCCGGTGCAATTGCTGTTGCAGTGGATCACGCAAAATGCTTGCCAGCATATCCAATCCACACAGGTGATCCAATCAAATTTGGTTTCAAAGTGATGGAAAGACTTTTGGAAGCTGGATGCACACCGGCCGATATCTATGATATTGGAACACAAATATTGCTTGAAATGGTGAAAATCATTCCTAGCGAAGAACAGGTGGAAAACCAAACAAATTTTTCATAAGCCGATTTGGTTCCTATGATCTCATGGTGATGCGCATTGCATTGCGATGGGGCCAGGAACCAAATTGGTTCTACACATTGGATGAACAAACCAAAATCAATGTACTTGCCGAATATCGATTGTTCCACGAAGATAGTGATAAAATCAAAAAAAGACAAGATCGCAATAAAAGTGATATGATGAAAAGGGAAATCGAACGGAGAACAGAATAATGGCAAAGTACACCAGTGGCAATGCAGAAATCCATATTGATCAAGATTTGGGCTTTCTTTCCAAGTTCATATCAACTGTATTGCCATCTGCTTCCAAGATAATGGAAGAAGAATTGGAACGTATCGAAAAGGAAGCACAACGTGAGTGGCCAAAAAGAAAACCGATTGTGCGTACTGATGCCAATGGCAAGATTGTATTTTTCAAGGAAACAAGCAAAGAATCCTGGAGATTGTTCCAACGTGGTATCACAGTGGATGCCAATGGTAATCTAGTTGTGTATATGAAAAACACAGCACCATACAGCTATGTTATAAGATTTGGTGAGGATAGCAAGAATGCACAAGGCAAAGAAATCATTCAGCCAAGTGGAAAAAACGTATCCCAAGAACTACTGATCAAACCACATCGAAAGAGTGCCAACAAGGTTGTGAAAGCATTGGCCAATGATTTAGAAAAGAGGTTGTAACATGGCAGAAGAAAAGAAAAGCATTGAAATCTCCTATAAAGCCGATATCAATGATCTAAAGAATAAACTTGCACAGATTCCCAATATAACCGGTGAAGAAGCCAAGAAAATGGTGGCTGCACTTGATAGACAACTCAAGCAAGCCGAAAGTGCATCCAAGAAATCAGCAGAAGCCACCAAGAAGGCTGCACAAGAAGCCGGCAAATCAGCAGCCAATGCAGCACGTGAGTTTGATCACATGTCAGATGCTGCAAAGAGATCAGAAGAGAGACTCGATATGGTGGCTGAAAAGAGTGGTGATATTGATCGTGGATTCTCCAGTGTTGGTTTGGCATTGCGTGGTGTGAATCCACAATTGGCAGAAGCTGCAGATGGGCTTGCAGATATGTTTGCAGTAGGAGAAGGTGTATTGCTAACCTTCAAATCACTCAATCCGGCAGTGCTTGCTGTTACTGTTGCACTTGGTGCATTGACTCTTGGATACACTGCATATCAAGCACAAGTGGAAGCAGCTAACCAAGCAATCATTGCACAAAAAGAAGCGATGAAAGGCTTGAACAATGCATTGTTGGATCAACGCAACAATTTTTATGCTGCAAATGATGCAATCAATGGTATGCGTGATCAACTTGCACTAGCACGTGGAGAAATCACAAAGTACGAATACGATAGAAAGAAAGCAACATTGGATACCGGTGCACAATTTGATACATATATTTCCAAGCAAGAAGAAATCATTGCACAACGAAAAGAGGAACAAAAACTTGTACAATCCATTCGTAATGGCAATGTTCTTTTGTCGGAAGATGAAAAGAACAGATTGAAGAATCTGCAATTGTTGGTACCAGGTATTTCACTCACACAAGATTTGTTGGATGGTAGTGCACAATCTTCTGGAGAACTGTATAAAATAGAACAAGCAATATCTGCAAACATCCAACAACAAAATCTTGGCTTGGATCGATTGAAAACACAAAAGGATGAAGCTGTAACCATTGCAAAACAATTGGTGGATATAGCAGAATCAGAACGGATAGAAAAGGAAGCACAAGCCAAAGTAGAGAAAAAAATAACAAAAGAAAAAGTAGATCAAAAAGATTTAGAAGCCGAAAGACTAAAGGCAATTGAAGATTCTTTGAAGGCAGATGCAGAACAACAATCTATTAGAGAATCACATCTTGCAGAACTCCGAAAGATCATCGATGATAATATTCTTTCCGAAGACCAAAAGAAAGAAGCAGCGTATCAAAAAGAATTGGAACGCATTGATGAACTTGCAAGAATGACTGGTGATATTGGTTTGGCCAATATGGCATTGTGGGCAATGGAACACAAAAAAAAGATGGATGATTTGGAAGCAGAACAGCAAAAAAAGAAAGCAATGTTTGAAGAAGATTTGGCCAATGGTTCTGCACTTGCTGATCAAGTTGCTGGACTTGCATCTACATATTCCGAACTTGCTGCACAGAAAATGCAAGTGATCAAGGTAGATGCAGAAGAACAAAAGAAGAAACAAGAAGAATTTGCGAAAATGACAGATTTGGAACGTGAAGCATATAATCAACGCAAGAAGATTGCAATGCGTGCATTCCGATTCGAACAGGCTGCATCATTGGCACAAATCGCTTTCAACACTGCAGAAGCAATCACCAAAGCATTGGCATATCCTCCGATACTACGTGGGGCAATGATTGCAACCATTGGTGCAACAGGTATGGCCCAAGCTGCTGTTGTATCTGGTAGACAACCACCATCGATGCACACTGGGGGTATGGCACCGGATGAAATGGGTGCAAGAGTGCTCAAGGGTGAAGCAGTGTTGGATCGTGCAACCGTGCGTGCAATTGGTGGTGAGCAAGGTGTGAAAGACTTGCAACAAGGCAATATGCAAGCAAACACAATCGTGATACAACCGTTCAAACATTTTGGCAGATTCGCAAGGGAAATTGGTTTTCAACCACCGAAAAAAACAGGGATAAAGGTGTAATATGGGATCGAATATAACTCCAGATGCAATGCGTGGTTTTCTTATACCATCAGCATTGATAACAAAAGACAATATTTGGGAAGCACAAAGCACATTCCAACAAAGTGGTGCACGTGCCGGCTTTGCCAATCCACAACAAGCCTACACCGGTTTGACAGTGGTAACCACAGGAGATCAAGCACAACCAATCACCATCACAACCAATGAAGGTGGTACACCAGGTGAAAAGGCATCATTCGTGTGGGAAAACAATAGCACCGGTATCAAGTTGAACAAGAATGCCAACAATGTGATCACTGATTGGAAATTCTTGCATTATTCTGCTTCTGCATCACAAGTGTACAATGATTTCAATGTGTGCAGTGATGTGGATGGCACTTTGTATTGGGTGAAAGAGTTCATCAATGGTGCTGTGTATACACTATCTGTATCTAGGCAAGTGAAGAATGGAAGCATTGCAAATCTATACACATTCATCACCGTAACATTGAGTAGTTCACCCCACGAAACAGCAAAACCAAGTATTGCCATTCTTGCAGATGGTTCTATCATTGTCACATATTTTGATTATACATCTGCAGATGTTGTGAATCTTATTGTATGGAGATCATACGACAAGGGAATAACCTGGACAAAAATATCTAACCGTGCATTGATAAACAATTACATTGATATCAGTTCAACCGGTTGGACAATTGAAACAAGCAATCTTGTTGTGGTGGATAATCTTGTATCTTTGATTCTTTCATTGAAAAGCAACATCACAAATAGCAACTACCTATTCCAATTTGTTTCACGTGATCAAGGTTCATCGTTTTATTCTGTGGGCATTGGTGGCAGTGGTACAAGTTATCACATGGTAGCTGCAACAGCATTGCCACATGGTGCAATTGGTATGGCATACATCAATGGCACCACAAAGATTTCATACACCAAAATCTCAAATCCTGGAATACTTGCAAGTGATTCTGATTACAGAACACAAAAAGAGGTAACTGTATCCACAGGTGCAGTAACTGTGGCAACAAGTACAGCAACAGGCTTGACAGGTGGTAGAATCACATGTTGGTATCAAGATAATGCACTTTATATTGCAGCAATCAACATATCAACCGGTATTATGTATGGGTGGGTATCGTATGATTTGGGGGATAGTTGGGAATATATCAGTAATCCAAATGTATTTCCTACCATTTCAAGTGCTTGGATGTACAACCCAGCATCAACCACATCAATGCTATATTTGAAATCTTGCATTTGGGAAGGTAGAGCAGTAATTGCATGTCGCACCGGTTTTTCTATGGGGCTATTGTATTTTGGTGGTTGGTCAAGTTGGCAACATCCAGAAACCAATACACAACCAGCACGCAACCAATATCAACGTTGGTTTCACAATTGGGTGCACAATCAAGTGCCAAGCACATCCACATCATACACAACCACCGGAACAGGATCCGGAACGATATTGGCAGAAGCATTGCGAATCGTGACCAATAACACACTCCGATACTACACATATTCTGGTTCTGTTACACCAACGCAATACCAAAAATGGAAAATGCGTGTAACAAGTGGAACAAGCTTCTTGAATGATTATATTGCACTTGTACGTAATTCATCCGATCCATCATTTTCATACACTGTGAAAATCCGATTTGCAACCACAGGATTTCAAATCTACGACCACGCAACGCAACTTGCAAATGTTGCTATATCTTTGACCAATTACTATGAATTTGCATTGTTCCAAAATGGAACCACCGTGACAGTATACTATCGCAATTGGGGTGAAAACCAAGCGAAAGAATGGCAATCAGTAACCGTGACAATCGGAACACAACCAAGTGGATTGGCCGGCCAAATGTATTGGGGTCACACTCAATTGTTGCTTGGTTCCCTCACATCCTATTGGGCCGAAATGCACGTATCAGAAGGCAACAACGGATTGCCATCTGCTGATAATCGTGGGGAAATCTATCCGAGTCTATCCGATTACACATACATCGATGCTGGTATGTTGATCACAAGTAAGGATGCACCAGCAAGGGCCAACGATGAATATCTTGTTGAACCACGTTATGACTATCCAATATCAAATGTGTTTTGGGATGTTGCCATGTCACCACGTGTGGTATGGAAATCTGTGGATGATAGTGCACAACGCATTGCAATCTATATGGATGATATTTTGCAAGCAGCTGAAAAAACACTTGGTGCAAGTGATCTTCTTTCTTTGCATCTATCAAACATCAATTGGAGAACAGCAACATTGAAATCTTGGAATGGTGCAACCTGGACAACCTTTGCAAGCATTGATACAAGTGTTGGATTAGTTGGAACATTCCAACGCAAAGGTGCATCATTGATTGCCAATTCTGCAGTAACTGCATTCCAATTGAATTACAATGAATGTGCTGGATGGCGTGCAGTGTTGGAAAGTGGAGCCACCAAAATAATGGTTCCATTGAAAACCAATAGCGAAGGAATGTGGAGCACATCCAGCAACACGAAACGTGCAATTGTGTACATCGATACAGACAAGTTCGATCCAACAGGTATCATAACATCCGGAACAATACGATTGATGCCAACAAGTGCAACAATGCTTGTCAGTGCAACCGAATCTAGTACACTAGGGCAATATGCTTGGGCATTGGAAATCGATAGCCAAAGCACGTTAGAAGGCTATTTTCAAATGGGTTCGATGATGATTGGAAACGTATATATCATGGCACCACAATATCAACGTGGCAGATCGATATCATACGAACCAAATGTGCAAACCTATGAAACAGCAGATGGAATGTATTTTGCACGCAAAATGAGTGAAGGCAAAAGAACATTCCAGGTTGCTTGGACAGAACCAATTGATACAACTAGATTGTATGACCGTGATCCGGATTATTGGAGATTCAACGATTTGGAACAACCTGTTGCCAACTATGGTGATGCAGTTCTTTCTATGATGGGGATTGCACAACATCTTGCAGCAATGAAACCTATTGTGTATTTGCCATCCATTCCAAGAGATTATGATGACTACAGCACATTGATCTTCAATCGTTACTACAGTCACGCAATGGTAAGGCTTTCCGGTGCTGTATCAATGGAAAGTGTGATTGGAAATGAAGAAGACAATGAAATGTTCCGATTGGCAACTATCACACTCCAGGAGATTGAATAATGTTACCAAGTGATATTGAAGGGAAACATATCTGCTTTCTGCTCGATGTGGAATGGGGTGGGAAAACATATCGGTTTTCTACATTCCCTGTGGATGTGAATGGAGTATGGTATGAAGGTGGATTGGGTGATATATCTATCAATCAACGTGCATCCTATGTGAATATATCCATCGATGAAGATACGGTTGCTGTTGATGTAAACTTTCTTGATGTGAATTGGATGGCAGAATGGTTGCAAGGTCGCACGTTGGAGCAATCACAATGCTATGTTTCAATGGTGGCCACAAAAGACAATGTTGCAACAAGCGAAAAATATTACGTGTTCAATGGTGTGGCCAAAGATCCAATATTTGCAATACCAGAAAAGCCACTTGGATATATTGCATTTTCGATTGAATCAATGAAACAAACTATTCGATTGATGAATATATCTTTCAAGATTGATGCGTATCAATTTCCTGGCCTTGATCAAAGAGCTGCAGCACTTGGAAGATTCATACAGTATCCGATGGGTAAATATGTACCGTTTGTATTTGGCACATTGGGTGAATGGCAAAAAGCCACAGTGCGATTGCCTAGTGGAAATATTGGCCTTGAATATATTGACAAAGCAAAATGCACACCAGTGTATGCAATTGATGCCACAGGTAGTGGGGCAACACTAGAGGTAACATATATCATATCAGTTAGTAAAGTTGCAGCAACACGCATCCGTATCTATGATCAAAGTGGTGGAAACTTTGTCAACACAGTTAGATTGGCTAGAAATGAAGATGGTGTGTTGTACAGTTACACCACGTACAAATTGGGCAGTGTGATTGAAGATAACAGTTTTATACCAGCATTGGATGAAGATCAAACCTTTTGGGCATCGTGGTCGGAGTATGGAGATTCCGGATTGGATCCACTCACCAAAGAATCATTGGGCTATGCTGGAAATCTTTGTTTGTATTTGCTATCTGCTTTGGGTGCAACATACAATCAAGGTGCTTGGCTAGGTATCAAAAATGTGTTGAACCGATACAAATTTGCCGGTTTTGTGAATGATGGGGAAATCTTGACACTGGATTGGTTGCTAGAGAATATTATCAAATATCTTCCAATCACTGTGGTACCAGGTGAAAAAGGATTGGAACCCAAACTGAATATGTATTACTACAATCGTGATATGATTGCACCACAATTCCATATTCAAGAAAGTGGAATGTTCAAGCAACTTACCTCAATGCAGCCACTTGACTTGGAAATAATAAACAAGATTATAGTAAACTATTGTTTTGAAGGCCAAAACGATCATTTTCTTTCCACATTTGAGATCGATCCAACATTACCCAACAATGCAGCTGCACATCCAATGAGACAAAAGGATCCAATATCAATGCTTTCATATACCAGATATGGAGTGCAAGAAACGGAAATTGATCTTCCATTTGTTTGGGATTATGACACGGTGCAACGCATTGCCAAAGATTATATTCGATTGCGTGCATTGGGTGCGTATGCTGTGGAGATCAAAGCAGATGTGCAATATGCTTATGTGCAAGTTGGTGATGTGCTATCCTATACCAATGCAGATATTGGATTGATCAATTACAAGTGCCAAGTGGTTGGAAAATCTTGGCAGAATAACAGTTGGCATTTCATTCTTCAATTGGAAAACAATACATTTGTGAACCCTAGAACAGTATAGTTGCATAATTGCAAAAGATTGTGTGTTACTATGTGATACTATACAACTAGGAGATATAGAATGATTGTATACATTGACAGGCAACACGCAGGCAAACCCAACAAGATCGATGATCGTGGTGCTGGTGCTGATATAGATGGCAATGGCACCAAAGATACACACGAAATGGAAGCACATTGGACAGGCTACCTTGCTTTGATGTTGGAATCAAAACTGATGATGATGGGATATCACGTGATGCCGATCAGTGATGGAACATACAGCCAAAGACACGACCGTGTGAATGAGTATGCGAAATTGTTTCCTGGTGAAAAGCAAATCTATCTTGCCATGCACTTGAATGCTGGTGGTGGTGATTACTGTGCAATGTTCTATCACCATCAATCTACCTCCGGGCAACAACTTGCAAAAGACATCTGTGATGGTATCAAACAGTTTCAACCATCTCTAACAAATTTCAAGCAAATACCAGCGCAGCCAAGTGACTGGACAAATCATGCATATAACACCATCAAAGGAGTGCAAAAGCCAGTGTGCATCTGTAGCGAGCCGCTATTCATGGATACACACAAATCTTTGATCTCCATCGAGGGATTTTCAAAAATAGCTCTAGGGATGTCCTTGGGCATAAAGACATGGAGTGAGAGATGAGTGAAGAAACAATGCTCAGTATATTGACCGGACCAGTTGGAGCACTTGCATTGTGTCTCTTTGCAATTTATTTCGTAGCCAGATGGGTGGCCACACATGTTCCCATATGGGTTGACAGACATCTCAAGCAGATTGACAAAATGATTGACTCACACAATAATGACCGCGAGATGTACAAAGAGACACTGGGGACATTGACTGTATCTCTCAAAGACTTGGGCAAAGAGGTGGATGTGATCAAGGATGATGTCAAAGAGATCAAGCAAGCAGTCAAAACGGTCACAAAAGGCCAATAATTTTGCGGATCTTACCAGGTGGGAAGCGGTCAAACTCCACGCGCTTGAAAATAGTTTGATCGCTTGGGTTAGTGACATAGAAGCTTGACAGCTCTTCATGTGAATTTGCAATCTCACTCCATAGAGTATGCGTATCAATGATAGCAATATACACTTTCCCACGATAAACAAAAGCCTCAATGGTGTCATCGGACATCACACCACCATTGTGATATGCATCTAGCCTTGACTCCATCTCAAGCGCAAGTGTGACATCACCAGTGCGCTTATATCTGATAGCAAAATGCTTCTGTGGGTAAGATTGCCACACACGCACAGACAAAGTGCGGATACAGTGGAGATGTGTGGTGATGTAGTCTATCCCATATTGATAGTCGATGGGTGTCCCCTCTGTAGACATCCATACTCCAGGATATGCATTTTGCAAGTGTGGTCTCACACATTTTGTGAAGATTGACTCTGCTTGAGACAATCTGATAGGAAAAGAGGGGACATCTGTGTGCGGTTTCATCGATACAGTATAACATACATAAAAAAAAATGCAATTATTTGATATTTTGTTGTTGACAGTTATCAAATAATACAATAATCTATCAATATGTTGATAATCATAAACATAATAACAATATAACCAGAGGTACAAAATGAACTA